TTGGACTTGTACACGCCAAGGTGAGCTGTATCATCATGGTATTAAAGGACAAAAATGGGGTGTACGAAGATTTCAAAATAAAGACGGTTCTCTAACTCCTGCGGGTAGAAGAAGATATGACGACGATGGATCAACGGTTAAGGGTATGAAATACGGTGTCAATAAGAAGTTCTATAAGTCATATATGGATGAAGACCGAGTTCTCAAAGAGGGTAAACATATCCAAAACATAACATCCAATCAAGCTCGTGATTTATCTAGAGGAGCGCCCGTTTATGGAGCCCATACTAAGCATGATAAGAATGCGTATGCGGGTAGATATGCTATGGGTAAACTTGCCCTAGGGGAAAAAGCGATTAAAAACGATTTGGTTTTACTTAAAGATGTTAAGGTCGCTTCCCAAAAACAAGCTGTTGATACCTTTATGGAAATGTATAAAAAGGACCCGAAAGGTGTTGCTGAATCTATAGGTAGAGCGTATGCTGAAATAGATTTCCTTAATGGTATATCTAGATTCAGGGAATGGAATGCTAAACGAGTTGCGGATAAATACGGCAAAAAGGGAGAAGACTGGGTTAAGTCTAAAGGGTATTTATTATTTAATCAATCCATGATGTCTACGAAAGAAGCTGAAGCTAGAAATAGATACTATGAACTCTTAACTAAGAAAGGATACGACGCGATAAGTGATATTAATGATATTCAGACTGGTTATAATTCCGACGACCCTATTATCTTCTTTAATGCGAAGTCAACGATGAAGAATGTTAGCCAAAAAGAATTAACTCTCGGAGATATAGAGTTGGCAAAAGCTAGATATGAGTATGATGAGGCTCGTAGATTAAGTCCTATTTGGAGAACTATCGATAAGATGACATACCAACAACATTCGAATGCCAAAACGAACCTGAGAGCAGCCGAAAGAAGAAACGATGTTAAAAAGCAAGATTCATATGTAAAAGAAAGAGCTGAGTTAGATAGAAAAGTTAAGCAATACAAGAAGGAACACCCTAATACTAAATTAACGAATTCAGAAATAGAAACTATGCTACAAGCTGAAGAGACATAGAAAGGGGGTGAAAATTCAAAATGAGAATGAGAGATAGACTACAACATGCTTGGAATGCGTTCGTCTATAATGATAACACTTATACCAACCCTCAAAATTTAGGTGGGTTTAGTACCTTCAAGCCGGATAGAGTTCATTTTTCGAGAGGTGTTGAAAAGTCAATAGTAACATCGGTGTATAATCGTTTAGCTTTGGATGTCGCGTCCCTTGCGATAAAACATGTTCGTTTGGATGAAAACGGTAGATATATGGAGGAAGTAAATTCTGGCTTACAAAATTGCTTGACCGTTGAAGCTAACATCGACCAAACAGGCAGAGCATTCTTACAAGATGTGGTAATGTCTATGTTGGACGAAGGATGTGTTGCTATTGTGCCGGTAGACACAACTGTAAATCCGGCAGTATCTGGTTCTTATGAGATAAACACAATGCGAACAGGAAAGATATTAGAGTGGTATCCGGCACATGTGAGAATCAGAGTGTATAACGATAAGAAAGGTATACATGAAGAGATAACACTTCCAAAATCATCGGTAGCAATAATTGAAAACCCACTATATGCTGTCATCAATGAACCGAATTCAACAATGCAGCGTCTAATAAGAAAATTAAATTTATTAGATGTCGTAGACGAGCAGACAAGTTCTGGAAAACTTGACCTAATCATCCAATTACCATACGTTATTAAAAGTGAAGCCAGAAGAAGACAAGCCGAGGAACGCAGAAAAGACATCGAAATGCAATTATCGGGCTCTAAGTATGGTATAGCTTATACGGATGGAACCGAAAGAATTACACAATTGAATAGACCTGCCGAAAACAACTTAATGAAACAAGTTGAGTATTTAACTAGCATGCTCTATAGTCAATTAGGACTAACACAAAGTATTATGGATGGAAGCGCGGATGAGAAAACAATGTTAAACTATTATAATAGAACAATCGAACCTATTATCGCGGCAATAGTAGATGAAATGAAACGTAAATTCTTGACGAAAACCGCTAGATCACAAAGACAAACGGTTATGTATTTCCGAGACCCATTTAAGTTAGTACCAGTAAATGAAATAGCTGAAATAGCCGATAAATTTACTAGAAATGAAATTATGACATCTAACGAAATAAGACAAGTAGTGGGAATGAGACCTTCGGATGACCCATCGGCAGACGAACTACGTAATAAGAACCTAAATCAATCAGGTGAAGAGATTGAAGCAAAACAGGCTCCTGAGAAAATTCAAAATGAAAAAGAGGTGACTGAATAATGAAATACGATTTCAGTGGATGGGCTACTAAGAATAATCTTAAATGTTCAGATGGTAGAACTATCCTACGAGATGCATTTAAACATAACGATGGACAAACCGTTCCGTTAGTATGGAACCACCAACACAATGACCCATTGAATGTGTTAGGGCATGCATTACTTGAGAATAGAGAATCTGGTGTATATGCTTATTGTAAATTCAATGAGACTGAAGCTGGTAAAAATGCAAAAATGTTAGTGGAACATGGCGATGTAACAGCGTTATCAATTTATGCAAATCAATTAAAACAAAAAGGCGGTAACGTCGAACACGGTGTTATTCGTGAAGTAAGTTTAGTGCTAGCTGGAGCTAATCCAGGGGCATTTATTGACTCTATCTTACGTCATGGGGAAGCTTCAGACGAAGAAGGGGTTATTTATACTGGTGAGAATATCGAATTAGCTCACGCAGAAGAAAAGAAAGAGGAGGAGAAAGAAGTGGCAGATAATAAAGAAAGAACAGTTCAAGATGTTGTTGATAGTATGACTGAAGAACAACGCAATGTTATGTACGCTTTAATTGGACAAGCCTTAGAAGGCTCAGATGTTAAACATTCAGATGAATATGAAAATGGAGGAGACGATGAGATGAAACATAATGTATTTGAAAGTGAAAATATTCAAGGAGCTAATTCTAATGAATTAACTCATGCTGAGATGCAAACTATATTAAAAGATGCTAAGAGATATGGTTCTTTACGTGAAAGCTGCTTACAACACGGTATCGAACATATCGATGAACCTGGATATTTATTCCCAGAATTCAAAAATTTAAACCGTGAACCAGAATTTGTTGGTCGCGACCAAGGATGGGTTGGAGTTGTAATGTCTGGAGTACACCGCACACCATTCTCTCGTATCAAATCTTTACAAGCTGATATTCGTGAAGACGAAGCTCGTGCATTAGGTTACATTAAAGGTAACATGAAAAAAGAAGAAGTATTCACATTATTAAAACGTACTACTGACCCACAAACTGTGTATAAAAAACAAAAATTACATCGAGATGATGTATTGGATATCACAGATTTCGATGTTGTAGCATTTATTAAAAAAGAAATGCGTATGATGTTAGAAGAAGAAATCGCTCGTGCTATCTTAATCGGTGATGGACGTTTACCAGATTCAGATGATAAAATTCAACAAAGCCATATTCGTTCAATCGCAAACGAAGAAGAATTATACTGCATCAAATACGACGTTAAACCTGCTGAAAATACACCAGAAGCTAAAGCTAAAGAAATGATTCGTTCGGCTTTACGTGCTCGCGTTGATTATAAAGGTTCTGGAGAACCAACATTATTTACTACAGAAGCTGTTGTAACTGAAATGTTATTATTAGAAGATAAAAATGGACGCGTTATCTATGATTCAGTTTCTAAATTAGCTACAGCTATGCGTGTTAAAAACATCGTAACAGTTCCAGTTATGGAAGGCGCTCAAAACCTTGATAAAACTAAAAACATCTTAGGTATTATCGTTAACTTACGTGACTATAATGTTGGTGCAGATAAAGGTGGAGCTGTATCAATGTTCGAAGATTTCGATATCGACTACAATGCTCAAAAATACTTAATTGAAACACGTTGCTCTGGAGCATTAATTAAACCATTCTCAGCTATCGTATTACAAGAAGACCCTCAATAATAGGAGAAATTCAAAATGGCTAAATTCTATGGGGTAATTGGCTATGCTGTAACCGAAGAAACAGAGCCGGGTATCTATGAAGAACGAATTATAGAAAAAGAACATTTCGGAGATGTAATTAGAAACACTCGTAGATTAAGTAATGCGGCAAAAGTGAATGATGATATCACCATCTCAAATCAAATAAGTATAGTAGCAGACCCATTCGCAAATAATAACTTTCATTCAATGCGATATGTTTCATTTATGGGTTCGAAATGGAAAGTAACCGAAGTAGAAGTCCAATACCCTAGATTGATATTGACGTTAGGGGGAGTGTATAATGGATAGACGAATCGAACTACACGATAAATTAATCGATATACTTGGAAATAGAAATGTATATTTTCAACCCCCAGCGTCGGTACAACTCTCTTATCCGTGTGTTATTTATAATCTTGGAACTGGCGATATTAAACGTGCGGATAATTCGGTTTACACTTATACCAATAGTTATGAGGTAATGTTTATTTACAAAAGACCAAACATGGAAATTCTTGAGACAATGTTAACCACATTTTCAATGTGCAGCGTATCAAGGGTCTATGTTGCTGATAACTTGAATCATTATACATTTAATTTATATTATTAAATAAGGAGGAAATGAAATGGCAAAATTAGTATTTAACAACGTCGGTGAACGTTTATTCGAAACCGGAGTTAAAAACGGCGTTCTTTATGTTATGGGGGACAACGGTGCTTATGAAACTGGTGTGGTATGGAATGGGTTAACTTCTGTTACAGAAAGTCCATCTGGGGCAGAAACAACTCCATTATATGCGGATGATGTAAAATACGTAGTAATCTATGCGGCGGAAGAATTCGGAGCAACAGTTGAAGCTTATACTTATCCAGAAGAATTCGAACAATGTGACGGTAGCGCAGCAATTTCTGATGGTATTACAATCGGACAACAAACACGTAAATCATTTGGTATGTGTTATAAAACTTCTGTTGGTAACGACGTACAAGGACAAGATTATGGATACAAAATTCATATTATTTATGGGGCTAAAGCTGCACCATCTGAAAAATCTTATTCTACAATCAATGATAGCCCAGAAGCAGTAACATTTAGCTGGGAGTTATCAACTGTTCCAGTACCAGTTGAAGGTCACAACCCAACTGCTACAATGGTAATCGATTCTACTCGTGTTCCAGCTGAGAAAATGGCATTAATCGAAGCTAAATTATATGGGTCGGAAGAAGGAGAAGCAACTTTACCATTACCGGATGAAATCTTAGCGTTAATTAAATAGTTTATATTTGGGCCTCGCGGTAAATCGTGAGGCTCTTAGATTTTACAAAATACAAAAATACTAATAAGGAGAGATGAATGTATGTTAAAGAAAACAGTTACTTATGTTGATTATAATGGTGTTGAAAGAACAGAGGATTTCTACTTTAATTTATCTAAAGCCGAGGTTACGGAAATGGAACTATCCGTTCGAGGTGGTTTATCTGCAATGTTAGAAGAATTAGTTAAATCGGGAGATAATGCGAGAATCGTAGAGATTTTTAAGGATTTAGTTTTAAGATCATACGGTGAGAAATCAGCAGATGGTAAACGATTCGTAAAAAGTAAAGAACTTTCGGAAGCATTCTCACAAACAGAAGCATATAGTGAAATCTTTATGGAGCTAGCGTTAGATGAAAAAGCCGCAGCGGCTTTCGTAAATGGAATCCTACCGGCAAACCTAACCAAATAAATCTAGGTGATGTCACATGTTAGAGATAACAATACCAGGTCTAGAATATTTTAATGAAGAGACGAACGAATTCACTTATTACGACGATGTTACTATAGAACTGGAGCATTCCCTTGTGTCGATTTCAAAATGGGAATCGAATTGGTGTAAACCATTTCTTGATGGTAAAGATAAAACGATGGAAGAAATAATCGATTATGTTAAATGTATGACTATAACAGATAAAGTCGACGATGATACGTATAATAGGTTGACGGAGGGTAATCTTATAGCAATTAATGAATATATCGGTCGACCGATGACTGCAACAACATTTAGAGAAGAAAAGAAACCTGGCGGGAGAGAGATAATAACATCTGAAATAATCTACTATTGGATGGTTTCTTATAACATACCGTTCGAGTGTCAATATTGGCATCTTAACAGGCTATTAACACTGGTGAAAGTTTGTAATGTTAAGAATAATCCACCTAAGAAAATGTCACAACAAGAGATTCTAGCAAGAAATAAAGCCTTGAATGATGCTAGAAGAAAACAATACGGAACAAGGGGATGATAGCTTGATACGGTTAACATCTAAAGGTGATTTCGATAAAACTTTTAGATTTCTAAAGAAAATGAGTAATTTCAAAGTTAATAAAATATTAGAGAAGTATGGAGCCATGGGTGTTAGCGCTTTATCGAACGCTACACCTGTGGATAGTGGTTTAACAGCTAGTAGTTGGGGTTATGAAATCTCAGTTGGGAAAGAAGGAGCAACTAT